GCGTTCTGCATGGCGGCGATAAAAAGGAAGTTGCACTAAACTTTGTTCCAAACTTGATCCACAAAGAAGATGCTAGCTTTATCTTTCGTGTGCTTGACGGCAAAGAACTGCGGCCTCTTGTACTTGAACATATTCGCAAAGGTGCGGGCAATACTGCACGTTATGAAGCACTTGAAAAATGGATGGAGATGTGATATGGTAGAATTTGTTGATGCATCTATCCTTGATTTAGCAAAGTCTACTGAGTTTCTGCACCATATCAGGCCCTCTTTTAGAGATAAGCTTGTCTATGGTATTAAGAAACCAGCTGATACTGACAGAAGTGTTGTATTCTATCTAATGCCTCGCAATTCCGAAGAAAAAAGAACTGAGGCAGATGTTGAAACATTCATCTTTTCATCAGAATACATTTTGGAACATCCATTTTGGAACAAAGGAGAACCAGCATGATTGAAGCACTTGAATACCAGAAAAAGCGTTCTATCCTAGAGGACTATGATTATGAAGAAAAAGTTCGTTTGTTGACTTTGAACAAACGCATTGAATGGTTCATTGACAACAAACCTGATATGAGCCAAAATGATAAGTGGGATGCGTTCTATCATATCTGCGATGATTTTGAAGGTTACACCGAAGAACGAATGAAACAGATGATCAATAACTCAATTCGCCACAAAGGGCTGAGTGTATCTATCTAAATACGATACTAATATAGAAATGGTATAAAAATGAACACTGTTGAAAAACTAAAAGCAACAACACTTCAACTACGTAAAGATAGGCATCAGCTTGGCGCTACAATGCAATTCCACCTAAGTGAACTTGCTAATATCGGTAAGGCAAAGAATCGTGAGACGACTGAAGATGAAACAATTCAATATCTGAAAAAATCAGTTCAGAAATTGAAAGAAGATAAACATTCTAATTTGCAAGAAGCTGATATTCTTGAGCACTTACTGCCACAAATGGCAACTTCCGATGAAGTGCGGACTTATATCTTCATGTTGCAAGCAGAGCGGGGTTTGGACATTTCCAATACAGGTGCTGTTATGAAAGCAGTAAAGCAGAAATTTGGTGTTTTGGTTGATATGAAAATGGTGCAGGGTATGCTATGAATGAACTAAGAAAAGGCAAACTTTCACCTTCACAACAGATACTATTATCTGAGCTTATGGAAGAAAACTTTCCTGAGATTATAGGATGGGGTAGTCTTGTTGATCACTGGAAGATAGAAACCAACCCATCCGATATATATGCAGGCCTAGTAGGTGTATATGAGATCAATGGGAAATTTAAGCAATGTTATTTCTCTATGTACACTAATGCAACTATTACTGATGTAGTTGCCCATTATGACCATACTGGCTGGGACCGCATACAAACATAAATAAATAATGATAAACTTATAGGAATATCATGTCTATTGTTACCAAATATATAAAGCGAATTTGCATAGCAACATCTGTGCTTTTAAATGTATTGCTACTCGGTGAAAGTAATCAGACATTTAGCGCTAGAAACTATGGGTGGAAACGAAAAGGCAAGCCAAATATAGTTTGGTTTGTAGATCCTATTGCTAGAGTATTTTTTAAGGATAATAATCATTGTTTATGCTCATGGGCATACTGGTATGTTAGAAAAAATAAAGGAATTAAGTAGTGATTACAATATACGGAAAAGAAAACTGCCCTTGGTGTGTGAAGGCAAAAAACCTTGCTGAGCAATACTCACTGAAATATGATTACCGAGACATAGGCGCTAATCCTGAGCTTAGAACAGAATTATTTGCTCGACACCCAGATACTAAAACAGTACCACAGATTTGGTGGTATGATAGGCACTTGGGCGGTTTTGATGCATTAGCAGCAGAGATTGAAAATTCAGTAGGTGGTTTTGGTGAACAAAAAATTTAAACCTATTGACTTACTAAAAGGATTGGATTATAGTAGACTAGACCAAACAGATATAGGACTATATGAGCAGCATGTCGTAAAAATAATGATCTGTGATAATTGCACGATGTCAGAAGCATTGAAGATTGATTTTCAAATGAATATGCTCGATAAAGATTGTGTGTTTGATCTTGTTGAATATTTAGAAGAAAAACTACCAGCACTAAATAAAGTATCCTTTTATATGGATATCTATACTGGTAAAATAAATGACTTTTACTTAACAAAAGAGTAAGTTTATTATGAAAAAAGAAAAACGTAAGTCACTAATTGAAGCAGAAAAGCAAATGCAAGCTTTACTTAAAAAAGTAGGCTATACTGGTGCGTATAAAGGTAATATAGTAAATGAAATACCAAGATACAAAATAGAAGGTAGGAATTATACCTCAGATATTGTGCCTGGTGTGTCAAAACTTAAAGAAAAACCAGTGTATAGCGGAGACCAGCTACTAGGTATAGCCTTAAACCACAAATCAAATTACGAACCAATTCGCAAGGACAATAAACAAGCTGCAATTGATTCAGCACAGATGCGGAGAAGCTGAATAAATAGTACCAAAGAGAGGTACTATTTTATGATTATCGCTGGGATCGACTATTCAATGACAAGCCCTTCAATCTGTATACATGAAGGACTTGAATGGAATTTTAAAAATTGCAAATTTTTCTATTTGATTAAGAAGGATAAACATATGGTGATTACGGATCGACTCAAAGGCACTCTTTATCCTGAGTGGAAAGTTGACCCGGAACGATATGATAATTTGTCTCGTTGGGCCCGTGAAATTATTCATGAGCACTCAGTAACTAAAGTTTTTATGGAAGGTTATGCATTTGGGGCTACGGGTAGAGTATTTCAAATAGCGGAAAATACTGGTTCTCTTAAATACCAATTGTGGAAAGAAGGTTTGGGTTATGATGTATACCCACCGTCAATGATCAAGAAGTTTGCAACAGGTAAAGGTAATGCAAATAAAGAAAAAATGTGGGAAGCATTTAAGAAAGAAACAAATTATAATATCTTTAACATACTAGGACAAGAGGAAGGTAAGCACTGGAATCCAGTTTCAGATATTGTTGATGCTTTTTATATTGCAAAATTAGGCTTTATAAACCAACAAAGTGATTGACATAACCAATACTAAGGTTTATATTTAACTATACAACAGAAACATAATGAGGGTAGAGTATGTGGATCAAACGTAAAAGTGTTATTTCTGGTATTGAGCGGACTCTCAGCATTCCAGTAAACCCAGATGATTATTTGTCATGGAAGTCTGGTGCCGGTAGTATTCAAGACATGATGCCATATCTCAATGACAACGACAGGGAATTTCTTTTGTCTGGCATTACCTCAGAGGAATGGGATGCCGCATTTCTAGATGAGTATGATGAAAGTGATGATATGCTAAATCACGAGGCTGCATTTTGATCTTTATCTTAAATGGACCACCTGGCTCTGGTAAGGATGAAGCATGCAATTTTTTTGAACAAAAAGATTGTCAGCATGTAAGTTTTAAATTTCACTTATTTAAAGCCACAGTTGAATACTATAATGTATCTCTTGAATGGTTTATGCAAGATTATGATAATAGGCAGATAAAGGAAAAAGCAGAAAATCTGCTACATGGTTTGTCAAGAAGGGAAGCACTTATATATGTTTCAGAAAAAGTAATCAAGCCTCTATATGGAAGGGATTACTTTGGCGTTAGAGCTGCTGAAGAGCTAGAAGTAAATGGCAACTATTGCTTCAGTGATGGTGGCTTTCACGAAGAACTTATTCCTATTATAAATAAACTCGGGGACAATGCTATAACATTAGTCCAGCTAACGCGAGAAGGTTGTGATTTTTCTTCTGACTCTAGAAGATATATTAATGGCAATTTGATTGACGAGTTTATTCTTGGCTCACAAACTCCTGTAATAAAAGAATACATCTTAGAAAATAAATTACCAGTCAGAACCTATCGTGTGCATAATAATGCTACAGTACAAGATCTTTATAATGTCTTGGAACAAATCCACGAGAAGGAAAGCAATGTCAGAAAAATCAATAAAAAAGAGAGCAAAGCCAGCTAGGTTATTTAGTGAAAATCCATATGAATTAGAAACAATATTTGAATCACTAAGTATAGCAAGCAGTAATAATAAGGAATTAATTTATGTTGATAGACTCATATCCGAAATAAGATCAAATCCACAGGGTGATATAACAAACATAAACTTCAAAATACTACAAGAGCTAAAGTTAATTAACATACCAATGTAAACAAGGAACTATATAATGGCTAATAAAAGCAGCGGCAAGACACATACTTCAAAAGGCGAGCGGCGCAGCTCAATGAAAACTCCTACTACCAATTCGGCTGAAAAAATGCTAAACAAGCAAGCTGCGTGGGTCAAGGGCTCAAATCCATGGGTTACAATTGAAAACCCAAATAAAAATGAAAAGGACAAGCCACTTATCCGTGTCCGGTATAATGATCTACAGCACGGGTCGTACCGTGAAATTGAGAAAAAAGCATACATAATGAAGTAAGGATATGATCATGGAACTAGTTGATCAAGATACAATCAAAAACCAATTAAAAGAACAAATTTGCCAGGTTATATTTACAAAGGTAGATGGCACTATACGGATAATGAATTGCACACTGAATGCTTCTATGATTCCTAGTGATCTATCAGAAGAAAAAACGGGCAGAACTAAGGTCGAAAATGCTGAAGTTCAGGCAGTATATGATGTTGAAGCACAGGGGTGGCGATCATTCAGATGGTCTTCAGTCACAAACTTTAGGGCTGATTTAAACCTATGAGTTGCATTTACAAAGGTTCTGTGATAGAGACAACTTTATCACAGAACTCAAAGGGCGGAACTGAACAGATGCGCAATCGGTTGCTTAAATATGCCGATCAGCAACTGCTTAATAAAGTAGCAATACATTTTTCAAGACCTAGACAATTATATCAAGATGTACCCAATGTGCTTTATTGTCATGATATGCCATTAGATCCAGAAAATAAGATACTCAAAGATAGTGGATGGAAACAGTTTAGTCACTTTGTATTTGTATCTGCCTGGCAACGAGATCAATACATTTCAATATTCGACATACCATATTCAAAGTGTTCTGTAATTTATAATGCAATTGAGTTGGAATATGCATATGAAGAAAAACAACAGGATAAAGTTAGATTTATCTACCACACTACACCACATAGAGGTCTTCAGTTAGTATACCCGATCATTGATGCTTTATCTAAAGATTTTGATAATGTTCATCTTGATGTGTATTCATCATTTAGCATCTATGGGTGGGAGCAAAGGGATAAGCCCTACAAGGAATTATTTGATAAGATTGACAATCATTCGCATATGACATATCACGGTGCAAAATCCAATCAGGAAGTATTGGTAGCACTTAAACAATCACATATCTTTATATATCCATCTATTTGGCAAGAAACATCTTGTATTGCAATGATCGAAGCAATCCGATCAGGCTGTATGTGCATTCATCCAAATTATGGAGCCCTTACAGAAACTGCATCTGGACTTACTGCGATGTACGACTATACTGAGGATATGCAAGAACATGCTAATAGATGCTATGCAATTGTTACTAAAATGCTATGGGCGCATAAGCAGCATTCTGATTTATTTAATACTATTTCAGCAAATGCTGGGTCTGAGTTGCCAGATAATACAATCCAGCGCTACAAGAATTCATGGGATAACTTATTGAAGGAACTTACAAATGGTTGATAATATAGTAAAATTCCCTACTAAACTGGAAACCACAGTAGAAGTAACAGATGGCTGCCATGATGATTCAGTCGACTTTGCATATACAGTAATTGAAGAATTGCACGACATGATGCACAATGAAACTGGTGATTGCATCTTTACAGATGAAGATTATCACCCATTGAATTCCATGATGGCAGAAGTAGTTTCAGCAATGTATCTTGTGTCTCAAGGTATCAATCATCCTATGCAAGAGATTGCAATAAATTTGCTTGAAAATGTTGACATTACAGATAAAGCCGATTATAATGAAAATAATGAAATTGATAATGAGGAATAACTGAAGTGCCTATTTTGATGGACTATAATCAGGTTATCCTGGCAACACTATTTGCCAATTTGGGTAATCATAAAAATGCAGAAATAGATGAAAATATGATACGTCATATGTTCTTAAATTCTCTTCGCGCAAATCGGAAAAAGTTTACCGAAGAGTTCGGGGAAATGATCGTATGCGCGGATGGTAAAAATTCGTGGCGAAAAGAGGCATTCCCTTACTACAAGGCGGGTCGAAAGAAAGGCCGGGATGAATCTGAACTAGACTGGGGTGAGCTTTTCCGTATCATCAATCTTTTACGCAGTGAACTAATTGAGTATTTTCCGTACAAAGTACTTCACTTCGACCGATTAGAAGCGGATGATATTATTGGCGTGCTTGCACATAAATTAGGCACTGAACTAAATATGGGTGCTGAAAAAGTGCTTGTATTGTCAGGTGATAAAGACTATATCCAACTACAAACATATGCAAATGTCGACCAATATAACCCAGTGCTCAAGAAATGGGTGAGAGATCCAACTCCCGGTAACTATCTAAATGAACATATCATTAAAGGTGACAAGGGCGATGGGGTACCAAATATTTTATCAGCAGATAATGTATTAGTCATTGGTGAACGACAAAAAACCATGACTGCTAAAAGACTGGCAGCACTACTAGAAGGTCCAGACACAATGGATGAACTTACTAAGATTAGGTACTTCCGCAATAAGCTAATGATTGACCTCAAAGAAACACCACAAAAATATCAAGATATGATACTAGAAGAATATGAAAAAGAAAAAGATTTTGGTCGCTCGAAACTATTTAACTTTTTTGTAGAAAAACGACTTAAAAACTTAATTACAGATATCGGTGACTTCTAAAAAATCTCTAACATATCCTAGACAAACAGCAGAATATCCTTTTTTACCCACGGTTTCTTTCCAAATGGGATCATTTACTGTTTTAGTTTGTTTGGCTATTGACTCACTACTTCGTTTTTCTCTGTTTGCCCCATCGATGCCGTTTTCTTCGATCAGATTGGCCCATAGTGAGGATTCTA